CAAACGACTCGTCCAGGACAAAACTTGGACCGTGCACGTACACAATTGAAATTGGTACAAGATATGGAAAACGTGTGGGATAAGATGGTCGAAGCCGTTCAAAACGCACAAAAATAAAGAATTTCAGACTCTCTGACAGATTTGTCAGAGAGTTTTTTTGCGTTCTTAAATACTATATGTTGTAAATTATAACAATTCTAAAACACAATATATTGTGTTTTAGGGGTTGATTTTTATTTTTTGAGTGCTACAATAAGGACTAGAGTTTAAGGAGGAATCGTGATGAGTGTAGAGACATTAACAGCATTATCGGTCACGAAGAGGGATGGCCGACAAGTCGAATTTCAAAAGGAAAAAATTCAACGTGCGATTGAAAAAGCAGAAATCGGATTGAATGGTGAATTAAGCGATGAGCGGATGGAAGTGCTTGGTAGCATCGTAGAGGATGTCCTCGCGGAGATTTCAAGACGCTTTAACGATACGATTGAGATTTATGAAATTCAAAATATCATTGAACATTTACTGATTGAAGATGGAGAATCAGAGCTTGCACAAGAGTATATTGCTTACCGTGTTGACCGTGATTTGCGTCGTAAGAATCAGTTAGATTTCCAATGGGCGCTCTCACGATTAACGAATAAAGAGGCGAGCGTCGTCAACGAGAACGCGAATAAAGATAGTAAAGTATTTAATACACAACGCGACTTAACGGCTGGAACGGTCGGGAAGATTATTGGCTTAAAGATGCTTCCGCCGCACGTGGCCAATGCGCATTTGAAGGGCGACATTCATTATCACGACTTGGATTATCATCCATATATGCCGCTCACGAACTGTTGCTTAATTGACTTCGAGCACATGCTAGGGCTCGGTTTTAAAATCGGAAATGCGGAAGTGGAGTCTCCTAAATCGATTCAAACCGCAACCGCACAGATGGCGCAAATTATTGCGAATGTGGCAAGCAGTCAGTATGGTGGTTGTTCTGCCAACCGTGTGGATGAGTTACTGGCACCTTATGCAGCCTTGAATTACGAAAAGCATTTAGCAGATGCAAAAGTCTGGATTGAAGGTGCAGAACGTCAAGAAGCGTATGCGTTGAAGAAAACGGAAAAAGATATTTATGATGCGATGCAATCGTTAGAATATGAAATCAACACGTTATATACATCGCAAGGACAAACGCCATTTACAACACTTGGATTCGGACTCGGAACAAATCATTTTGAACGTTGTATTCAAAAGGCCATCTTGCAAGTGCGTATGGAGGGAATTGGCAAAGAAAAACGAACTGCGATTTTCCCGAAACTCGTTTTCACATTGAAACGTGGTGTGAACTTGGAAGCCAATGATCCAAACTATGACGTGAAGCAATTGGCGTTGGAATGTGCGACAAAACGCATGTATCCAGACGTATTAAGCTATGACCAAATCGTTCGTCTAACAGGAAGTTTCAAAGTGCCAATGGGATGTCGTTCATTCTTACAAGGATGGAAAGACGAAAACGGTCAAGAAATAAACGATGGTCGAATGAACTTAGGGGTTGTAACGCTCAATATTCCTCGCATTGCGCTTGAAGCAGATGGATCTCTTCAAAAGTTTTGGGAGATTTTTGAGGAGAAACTCGCGATTTGTAAAGATGCACTTGTTTACCGCGTGGAACGTTGCAAGGAAGCCACTCGCGACAATGCGCCTGTCTTATATCACTACGGGGCGTTTGGCCAACGTTTGAAGGATGGCGAAGAAGTCGACGTCTTATTTAGAAATAAACGTGCGACGGTTTCTCTAGGCTATATTGGTCTTTATGAAGCCGCAACGGCCTTCTTTGGGTCAGCCTGGGAAACGAATCCGGAAGCCAAGGCCTTCACCTTAGAAATCGTGAAGGCATTGAAGGCTCATACCGATGCATGGGGCGATGAGTATGGCTATCATTTCAGCGTTTATGCGACTCCAAGTGAAAGTTTGACCGACCGTTTCTGCAAGCTCGATATCGAAAAATTCGGTCTCGTGCCAGACATTACCGAGAAGGAATATTACACGAATAGTTTCCATTATGATGTGCGCAAAAATCCAACGCCATTTGAAAAGATTGAGTTTGAAAAAGATTATCCAGTGTATTCTTCAGGTGGATTCATCCATTACTGCGAATACCCAGTGCTTCGTCAAAATCCAAAGGCGCTGGAAGCTGTGTGGGATTTTGCCTATGACAAAGTTGGCTACCTTGGAACGAACACGCCGATCGACCACTGCTATAAGTGTGGTTTTGACGGCGAATTTACTCCAACGGCTAAAGGGTTCGAATGTCCACAATGTAAGAACCATGATCCGCAAACGTGTGATGTCGTGAAACGAACTTGTGGTTATCTTGGAAATCCGCAAGCACGTCCGATGGTGCATGGTCGTCATGTGGAAATTTCTTCACGTGTGAAACATATGCCAAAACTCAAGGAACGCTATGCGCTTGGGGTGACGGAGGATGAATAACCCGAAGCCAAAAGAATGGACCGCTCAGCAGTATTCCCAAGGGAAGATTGCGAGCTATAAACCGTATAATTTTGTCGATGGGGAAGGGGTACGCTGCTCGCTGTATGTGAGTGGCTGCCTTTTTGCCTGTGAAGGATGTTATAACGTCATCGCGCAAAATTTCAATTACGGCATTCCGTATACTAAAGAACTCGAAGCACAAATCGTTGAGGATATCGGTGCATCGTATTGTCAGGGCTTAACGCTTCTTGGAGGCGAGCCGTTTTTAAATACAGGGGTCTGTCTTTCTCTCGTAAAAGCTCTACGAGAAGCATATGGGTACACCAAGGATGTGTGGTCGTGGACTGGATATACATGGGAAGAATTAATGCAAGAAACAGAGGATAAGCTCGAATTGCTTAGCTTAATTGATATTTTAGTCGATGGACGCTTCGAACTCGCTAAGAAGGATTTAACTTTGCAGTTTCGCGGCTCTAGCAACCAGCGCATTATCGATGTGCAGGCGTCTCTTGAGGCTGGGGAAGTCATTTTATGGAAAGGCCTCTGGGAATCATAAGAAACGATAAAATTTCTGACAAATGGTCATTATTTTGATAAAATGAAGGAATGAAATACGTTAAAGGAGACGACAATGGCGATTACAGGACTTGGAATGGATGCAGTGGAACTTTCACGCATTGAAAAAATCGTGGCAGAACCGAAAACTTTTTTACAAAAAGTGCTGACTCCAGAAGAACTAGAGAAATATAATAGTCTTCCAACGAAGCGAAAAGTGGAGTTTCTCGCAGGACGTTTTGCGGCCAAGGAAGCCTACGCAAAAGCATTGGGAACGGGAATTGGACAATACGTGTCTTTCCAAGATATCGAAGTCTTAAATGATGCGTCTGGAAAACCAGTCCTTGTGTGCAAACGGTACGCCCACAAAACATGGGTCACCATTACGCATACGAATCATGATGCATATGCCGTCGTCGTATTAGAATCCAACGAATAAAAGGAATGAACCAATGATGTTAGAAGCAATCCATCGAAATACACGAGTGGTAGTGGATTTATCGATTGTAAAACAAAATATTAAAAAGCAGAAGGAAAAACTGAGCCCTTCTCAAGAACTCTATGCAGTGGTGAAAGCCAACGCGTACGGACATGGGATGATTCCAGTGGCAAAAGCAGCCGTAGAAGCTGGCGCAACAGGTTTCTGTGTAGCGAATGTGGATGAGGGACTAGGCTTACGTCAGGCTGGATTTACACAACCAATTTTAATTCTAGGACTTAGCCGCGTTGAAGATGCCGCACTTCTAGCAGAAAATAAGATTACTGCGAGTGTCGATTCAGTGGCATGGCTGAAAGAAGCCGTGCAGTATTTAAACGATACACCGTTAAAAGTGCATATTGCCGTGGACTCTGGAATGGGACGTATCGGCGTAGTGGACGAGGAAGAATTAGCTTCAGTTGAAGCGGTACTACAAAATGGCCCGTTTGAATTCGAAGGCATTTTCACGCATTTTGCGACTGCCGATGAAGCAGATACGACACAGTTGACCAAACAAATCGAGAAGTTCCACCGTCTTGTCGATGAATTAAGCGTCAAACCAGCACATGTGCATTACTCGAACTCCGCTTATGCGCTTTGGCATGGAGCAGGAGATAGTGCCATTGTTCGATATGGGATTGGAATTTACGGAATTAATCCTTCCAATGGAGACTTAGCGCTGAAAGACGAGTCATTCTTAACGCCAGCGCTTCGTTGGGAAACGGAAATGGTGAAAGTGAAGAAGCTGGAAGCAGGAGATACGGTGAGCTACGGTGCGACCTATACAGCAGAGGAAGAGCAATGGGTAGCGACACTTCCAGTTGGTTATGCGGATGGATTTATCCGTGCCTACAATAAAGGGGATGTCTTAGTGGACGGCGTGCGTTGTCCGATCGTTGGACGCATCTGCATGGATCAGTGCATGATTCGCTTGCCGAATGAATTTCCAGTAGGAACAACAGTGACACTCCTTGGTAAAGATGGAGACGAAGAAATTACCGCGATTGAATTAGCGAAGCGTTCAGAGACGATTGCCTATGAAGTGCTTTGCATCATTTCAGACCGCGTGAAACGGGTGTATATAAATGATTGATAAGATTGTAAGAGGCGATGTGTGTCTTGCGGACTTATCGCCAGTTGTCGGAAGTGAGCAAGGGGGAAAACGCCCTGTCCTCATCGTGCAAAATGATGTAGGAAATCACTTTAGCACAACGGTCATTGTAGCGGCGATTACCGCCAAACATACAAAGGCTAATATTCCAACGCATATTGAAATCAAAAAAGACCAATTCGGTTTCGAACGTGACTCTGTCGTCTTACTAGAGCAATTACGAACGATTGATAAAGTGCGTATTCTTGAAAAGATTACGACCGTCGATAGTGACTTTATGAAAATCATTGATGCAGGACTCAAAGTGAGTCTGGGGTTAGAATAAAAACAGTCCTCTAAAAATTTAGAGGACATTTTTTGTTTTTAACGGAGAATTTCTCGAGAAAATTCCCTTGATTTACCATGGGGATGGTAGTATACTGGTTAAGTACCTTAAGTACAAATGCCTCCTTAGCTCAGTTGGTAGAGCAGTAGACTCTTAATCTATGGGTCACAGGTTCGAGCCCTGTAGGGGGCATTTTTTATGCTTATTTATAGGATTTTCTAGGGGTTTTGTTCCGTGGATGTTCCGTGGGATAAAATCTTTATTATTTTTTCATTATCTGAAACTTCTAATTCTTTAATTACGTGGGCATAGGTCTGCATAGTTACTGTTGGATTAGCATGACCTAATCGTTTACTCACTGAAACAACTTGTACACCTTGCGATAGTAAGATACTTGCGTGTGTGTGCCTTAAACTATGGAATCTTATTTTTCTCTCGATTTTCGCTTTTTTAAGCGTATTATCGAGAGTTTTTTTAACTCCATTATTTGTAATGTCGTGGAACACTCTTTCCGTATCTTTCGGAAGTTGGAACAATAGTTTCATTACTTCGCCTGGAATGATAATAGTTCGTTTTGCATTTTTAGTTTTTCCGTCTGTAAAATCTCTAGTGTGTAATGAATCAAACCCTTTTTCTATTTTTACGGTATTCGTTTCTACGTCTAAATTATCCCAGGTCAACCCCAGGCATTCTCCAAAACGCATCCCACTTACCATTGCTAAAAGAATAATATAGCGTGATTGATATCTGGGATTGATACCATCCATTAACGCTGCATACAATCTTTGATATTCTTCGAAAGATAAAAACTTACTTTCTTCAGTAAACGCTCTTTCGTCATTCCCTTTTATTTTAACGAATTCACAAGGATTATACATAAGAACTCTGGTTTGAACTGCATGCTTTATTGCACCGCTTGTATAAGTGTGATATTTAGCAACAGATTCAGTGGATAGCCTTTCAGCCAATTTATTAATATAAGCTTGATAGCTATCATGAGTGATATCCTTGAGCATGACATTAAAATTCTCTCTTACATATCTAATGATCATATCTATACGCTTGGAAACGCCAAGCGAAACAGTACCGTCTTTATATAGTTTTTTCCAATTCTCCATATAATCTGCAAGAAGCATTCTTTCTTTGGCAAAGTCCTTTCCCTGCAGCATTTCATTCTCACGAAGGATGGATGCGTCCTTGGCTTCAGCTTTTGTCTTAAATCCACTCTTAGATACAGCCTTTTGCTTGCCGTTGTCATAGTAATATACTTTGTAGGACCAAGTTTTTCCACGTTTATAAATGCTTGCCATAGTTTACCAACCTTTCTATTTGTGGTAAAATAGGGCATATTAAAGAGCCCTATTTTAGGGTGAATTTTAAGATTTACCACACTGACAATCTTGGCGGAGAGTAGTGTGGTATTTTTTTATGAAATTTGAAGTATTATTTTTTAAACAAAAAAACTCCCTTGCTCAATAAGAACAAGGGAATCTTCCGCGGAAAGTCCTCACCAAGTATTAACTTGGCTTGCTCACGCTCTTCTCTTGAGCTTATCATAATACATAAATTTTATTTTTGTCAATTTTGAATATATTTATTAGTTCAACAGCTCTACGTTTATAATTCCCATAGATTTCAATATATCATTAAATGAAACGGTGTGGAACTTGTGATTATATTTATCGAATAACTGAAGCAAATCTTTTTTCAACAAATTAAAATCTTTTTTATTTAGAACAGCTTTCAACAAAGGAATTAGCACAGCTATTCTATTATTTCGAAAATAGTCTGAATTAAGTGAAACATTAGAAGAAATATCAAAGCAACGAACATTCCCAATATTCTGAGAATATAAACGTTCTTCGTGAGCAGCGATGTTTCTAACTAAGTTTGTAGCTTTTAATATCGATTGCATATCTGCAGAACTAAAAAATGTGTTTGAAGTATTATATTGCCGATTGTATTTTAAAGAGAAAACTAAAGCAATAGTATTTTGTAAATCATCATCTAATATAGAATAAAAATATGAAACATTCCCTAGAGTTAGATAATTAACTAATACCCATAAAGGAACTTCGCCATAAGTGGAAACGTAGTGTTGAATAGAACCCGTTCTGCCAGATTTTTTATGAATAATTTTGAGTAAATTCGAAATTTGTTCAAGTACAAGTTTGTGATCATTGTCCTTGAAATTCTGTAAATCAAGATAAGAATTCTTTTTGTTGTACTTTTTAGTGAATTCATGTGAAATAGTAGACTTTATTAAATTCTCAAAAATTAATATATTCCGTAAGAATATTGACCGTAATTCTCTATCAAAAAGATATAAATACTTTAATTCGTCAAAATGGGTCCCTTCTTTAAAAGTCTCTGGAAAAATAGTGCGATTGCGATTATCTCTTTTTAAAAATAAATCTTTATATCCATTGATAACATTATAATAATTTTCTTCTTCTAAGAACCTTTTTGGTATACCGTTTTTTGGCACAGTTAAACCACGTTCCCTTAAGATATTTAATTGCTGATTATGAGTTTTAAAAGCTTTGCGTTCCATAATATGCTCCTCAAAATAAAAAATGGCCAGGGCATCGTATGCTTCCTGACCTAATCGTATTGTTAATAATATACTACTTTCGGTCACGAAAATCAATTAATTTTACTTGTTTTTTCTAATAAATTTCCGTAGATTCTTTTAAATATTAATCCGTCTTAAATATTCAATAATATTCTCTCATTTCTTCTTTAATTCCAAACGTTGTCTTACGATACACTTTGTTATATATCGTTTTTTGATTCTTAAACAACTTTTAGATTAATACTTTACCGATAACTGAAACTTTATTTGCATCAACAACGATATCATCATATTTAGAGTTTTCTGATTTTAAAACGATGTTTTCACCATCTCTAAATAAGTATTTACATGTAACTCCTTCGTCTTCAACTCGAACGATAGCAATCTCACCATCTTCTACAGTTGGTTGATATCTTAAATATACTTCAGAGCCTTTCTTAATGAGTGGTTCCATCGAATCGCCAGTAATTCGAACTAGCTCATTTGCTCCATTAGGAACGATGGAAGAAGGAAGTACGCCCATTTCTGCATCAACATCATCCACATGTATCATAGAGCCTGCAGCAGATTGACGACCAAAAACGATAGGAACTATATTATCTTCATGTATTTGCCCATTTTGCTCGTTGAGTTGTTCTTCTGCATAATTGTAGACGCGTTCTTGTCGTTGGGATGTTAGTTGAGTAGCTATATCGGTTATCTTACTAATTAGAGTATCGTCAGCAAGTGAGATTAGTTGATTGTCTTCTAACATATTAAATAAATCATCAAATGACATATTCATAGCTTCAGCCACATTTTTAATTACAGGAATGGACGGAATTACAGGTTTTCCTGTTTTAGGACGTTGATTGCGTTCTAGAACAGAAATGTATGCTTTACTCACGTTTGCCATTTTAGCAAATTTATCCATGCTTAGTTTATTCTTATCGCGATATTCTTTAATTATTTCTCCTAGATGCATATTAACTTCCTCCTCGTTTAACATCTTGTACATATTATAATGAATACAAAAAAATTTTTCAATTTATTTGTATAACATAGTTGACAAAATATGTATAACATGTTAGACTGTATATGTAAGGTTGATTAAGACCTTAACTAAGCAGAAAGGAGAGCATGATGAAGGAAGTTAGCGAACTTCTAACAGCGCTAGGAACATTCCTAGTAGGAGTTGCAAGTTTGATAAAAGTTTGCAAACAAAAAGAACAGCCTAACAATTCTCGAAAAGCACGCAAGCATAAGAGAAATTAAAAGCTGTCCAGCTGTTCTAGCTCGAGGAGCTTAGCTCCTCGGTGCTAGTATATCATGAATGAGGATATTATGCTACATGGTATAAGTGCATTCTTATTTTGCCTACTAGTATTCCTATGGATTAGTAGAGACAAGAAAAGATAGAATATATTTAAGCAGTTGAGAGACTGCTTAATATAAAAGTTTTATGTCTAACATAGTTGACGAATAGAATCTAACATGTTAGGCTGTCTTTGGTTGGAACTATGAGAGGAGGGGAAATATGACAGTTAACTACAAAATCAAAGAATTAAGAGAGAACATGAAAATCTCTCAAGAAGAATTAGCAGAAAAATCTGGAGTAAGTCGTGCATTGATTTCAGGGTTAGAGACAGGAAACATGCAAGAAACTTCCACTGTAACTCTCAAGAAATTGGCTAAATTCTTCAACATTAAAGTATCAGATTTATTTTTTTAAAAGTGGAGTCTAACATGTTAAACGGAAAGAGAGGAATAGGAATGGATAAAAAAACGACAATAAAAGAATTTCTAAAATTCAGAAGCCGATTCACAAAAAGAGAATGGCACGAATTAAATCAAGCTGTTGACGAAAGACTAAATCAAAAAGCCGACCAATTAAAACTGGACGACTCGGATTTAGTAGTTATCTCAGACAAATTAGAAAGATTTATCTAGAAAGGAGTGGATTAAATGCACCATTACATGACATTTTATGTAGAAAATGGAATCAAGTATGCAGAATCTTGGTTACAAATTAATTTTTTAAGTTGGTGTTTTTGCTTTTGGAAAATTAAAAAGGCCATCTCTTAAGAGACGACCCAATAAAACTATTTTTTGACCCATTTGTTCCCAGGTTTTTGAGTAGGTGGGAGACGGTCCCCCTTATCAATATGAACAACACGAGGTCGATTTACAGCGCCGCCTTTAGGGCCAACTTCTTGATATGTGCCTTTTGGTTGGTTATCTGTACCAGGTTTAATTGGTTTAGACATATAAACACCCCCTTTCCCCAATATGATTATAAATCTGAAAGCGGGTTACAACAATATAAAAAAATGAAAGGAGTAAAACCATGACACAAGCAGAACAAATTAGGGAATATTTCAAGAAGCATCCTTCTGCTACCTATGATGAAGTTGCCGAAGCAGTCAAAACAACCAACAGTACTGTTCGTACTAATGTTTGTAGAGACTTGAAAACTGGAAGATGTATCCGATTAGAAGATGGCTCTCTGGACTACTCAACCTACTTCGAAAAAGACATTTTACTAACAGAATTAGTCGAGTGGAAGAACGAAACCAGACGGGAATGGGTAGATATGTTAACGAGAGCCGCTGAGAAAGAAACAGATAGTAACACAATGCGTTTGTTAATCAAAGAAGCTAACAAACTCATGAAAGAAGTAACGAAATAAAGGAGGGAGAACCATGGAACAATCAACGCTTGATTATTACGAACCAATATTTTTAGAAGTAGTCAAAAGAAATCCAGAGAAATTTGTTGGATTAATAAAACCGTTTATTGACTCAAGAAGTAATCAAAGGTGGATAACGACTGAAGAGTTGTGTGAAGCAATTGGAACGAGTTCCAGTTCGTGGCACAAAAGCGAGATTAGAAACCATCCAGTGGTGGTTGCAGCAAGAAGAACAGACACACGCCCATACAAATATCAAGCGAGCATGATTGATGAAATTCAAAGAGTATGGGACGGAAGGAGAAGACGATGAGAACAGAACGAAGATTAAAGAACACAGTACCATTCAAAAAATTCTTAGCTTGGTATTTAAAGTGGTTAGGAATCATATTCGGATGTGTTAGTGCATTTCTAGTGATCGCATTGATGGTGCTGTTGTTTGTAGGAAAGGCGGTAGAAAATCACCAAACAAAAGTTGATTTGATTAGAAGTGGGCAATACGTTGAGCCTGACTTTCAAGATACATGGAACAAAAAAAGCCAGCGCGGCAACGCTGACTAAATAAAAATATCCTAAGGAGATTATAACACAATGTGCAATAAGTTTGAAACTTTACATGCAAATTACCTTGACCCTCCAGAGCCAAAAGTGTGGGGATATGACTGGAAAGGTGAAGAAATATACGTAGGTGATGAATATTACGATATGAACGGTGATTACGTCCAAGCGGATAACATCGAAGATTATTTAAAATCAACCTATTTAACCACTTCACTCAAGATTGCGGGTGAGTAGATGGAAGATATGTATTTAAACGATGACCTACTGGATTCAAAACTGCAAAACGTTTTATATGCCAATAAGGTTATCGGACAAATCAGGATTAAGAATGATTCGTACGAGGTATATCTATACGAGCCTCAAAGAAGAATGACGAGGGTTAAAACCTATGAGGAGGTTGAAGAGATATTAAAAAGCGTATCGAAATCATTAAAAGAACAGAATCGAAAGTAATTTTAGATATTGATGCGGACTTTGTAAATCCGCTAAATTTTGAACAATACATGGACTATGGAAAAACAGTGGAGGATGCAGCGGTTGCGATAGTACAAAATATTCCAAACGTGAAATCATTCCACATCGAACCACAAGGAACACAGAAAGGAATGTTTTATAAATGAATTTATATGAATTAAGTTTAGCGTTTCAAGACGTACAGAATATGGATTTAGATCCTGAAGTAATGAAAGACACGTTAGATAGTATCGAAGATGCCATCGAGAGCAAAGCGGAAAACATTGCGAAGCTTGTTCGAAATCTCGAATCTGATGTATCAGCCTACAAAGAAGAAGAGGACCGTTTAAAAACAAAACGTCAAGCTACAGAGAACAAAGTGAAATGGTTAAAAACGTATTTAGAAGACAACATGAAATTGACTGGAAAAACTAAATTCAAATCAGGAATGTTCAACTTCTTGATTCAAAAGAATCCAGCTAGTGTGAACATCACTGACGAAAAGATTATCCCAGAAGAGTTTCTAATCCAACAACCACCTAAAGTAGATAAGACTTCAATAAAAGAAATCTTGAAGAAAGGAATTGAAGTTCCAGGGGCTGAATTAAAACAAACGGAAGGGTTGAGAATTCGATAATGAAAATACTAGCGATTGACCCTGGAAGCGCAAAGGTCGCAAGTAGTACAAACGGTATTGTGTTACTTGATAATGCAAAACTAGTAAATCATTGGGTCGTTCCTTCTGCAAAAGTCCAAGATATCCGAAATTGGTTTGAAGAAGTCGGTCGTTTCTTGGATGCGGATGTAGTCGTTATTGAAAAATTCGAAGCTAGAGACAACGACAAATCTAAGGATAATTCAGTTCTCGAAAACGTAGCGCTGTTTCAAGTTCTTTTTCCAGAATCCGTTTTACAACGTAACGCAGGCTATCAATCAGATATCCCTAATGAATTATTGAAGCGCCTTGGATTATGGAAATTTGAAAAGAGCCATCATCAGGATGTGCGTGCAGCAGCAAGACTCGGACTATTTTGGGCGATGAGAAATGATATCAAAGAAGTTATCGATGATATTGGCAAGGCGGTAGTTTTGTGAAAGAGGAGGATTTAACATGATACCGAAGTATAGAGCATGGGACAGCATGCGAAAAGAAATGAATTATAAAGTCATGGTAGGAAATTGTGATGAAAATGACGAAAACTGGACTTGTCCTATTATTTGGATTGAAGAAGCAAAAGATTGGTTACACTTTGATGATTATAAACGCATCATGTTATCGACATGTCTTCTTGATAAGAACGGACAAGAAATTTTTGAGGGGGATGTAGTTGATTACAAAGGCAGAAAAGCAGTTATCAAATGGCACGGTTCTTATGCAAGTTTTATTTACAGATTCATTGATGAATCGCAAACAGGGAAACCAAAATGGAATCCTCTTTATTTAGCTTACATGAGATGTGAAATCATCGGCAATATCTACGAAAACCCAGAGCTTTTGGAGGTATAAAGTTTGACAAATTTAATTTTAAGAAAATGGCAAAAGGAGGCACTATCCCGAAGTTCAAGATTAACCAATGGAATTTTTCTTGAAGCTTTGGGAGGTTAAGGCAGAGGTAAAACTATCTGTGCTTTAGCAATCGCAAAGCAGAAAAATGCTAAAAAAATCATCATCACAAACAACCGTCTTTCGATTCTGGAAGGATGGAAAGAAGCCATTAAAAAGATGGATTTTGATTCAGATGTTGAGTTTGTCATTTCAACTGACAGAAGTATTCAAAACATGCTTAAAAAAGGCTCAAAATTCAACTGTGACGTGTTGATTATTGATGAGTGGCAGAATATGTCCTCGGAGAAGCAGGTGGCCTTATATCGACGTATAAAGCGAAAATACACGATAGGTCTTTCAGCCACTCCGATTCGAAAAAAAGGGCAAAATTTCTACCCACTCGAAAAAACGATTTTTGGATTTGCAAATCCAAATAATAAATTTGATTGGCAAAAAGCACGCGGAAGAATGGTGTATGATCCATTCACTTATTCGAAAGAGAAATGGGAGGATTTCAGAGACTATGAACGCTACGTTAATAATCTTCCAAATTTCTTCAGATGGGAAGAAATTGAAGAAATCGAAAACGCTGTTGAAAACAACGGTTACGAAATTAAGTTCTATCCAGTAACTGTCGAACCTGGAAATCCGGAAATGTTAAACAAGTTTAGAAAATTAAATCTTGTGATGGTAAAAGGTGAAACAGCGATGGCAAAACAATCTTTTGGACGAAACACGTTTGAAAGATATCTCAACCAAGCAGGAGTTGAAGTTGATTTTCCAAAAATCAAACCAGTGAACGCGGATACTCCTCTAATGCTAAAACTCGATGGATTAATTGAAAGAGCACCACACGATATGCTAATTGTCAGCAAGTCGAAGCAAATTGTAAATGTCATCAAAGAAAGACATCCTCACATAGGAATCTGGACTGGAGACATTCAAGAAGGACTTGATAAAAAGGTAGTAGTTGCTACGAACCAGGTTCTTGGAGTCGGAGTTGATGGCTTGCAGCACAAATACCAAACAATCGTTGTTCTAGATCCTGTTGAAAAAGGCTCTGGAGAATACGACGATTACCGCCAATTACTTTGGCGAATAACAGGAAGTAGACAACAACACGATGTAAACGTGATTGAATTTTATTACAAGGAGGCATGAAAAGATGGATATTTCGGCTTTAGAGGTAGCTTTAGAAAGAGAAAAAAACTACTTGGAAAAGATCATCCAAGTAGTTAAAAACGGCGGAGACCGATTTAGACCGCCCTATCAGAGACAAGCATTGTCTATCAGTGAGCATCTTTCAATGATTTCTCGTAATCTTGATAGATTGAGCAAGCAAGTGCAATAAACCAGGGTTCAGCATTCATGATTTTTAGATGTTGGAAAAACCCGTCCTTAGTTTCAAGTTCTTTGTCATGAGCATAACGTAAAACTTCTCTGGCGAATATGGTTTCAAAATCAAAATCGTTACCATCATCATAGATATCACGTTTACTAGCTCTGACAAGATATTTTTTAAAAGTCATAATCTATCTCCTTTTATAAGTTGATAGATTTAGTATAACAAAAAAATGGAGGAATAAAATGAACTTTAAATTACCAGAAAACAAACCACAAGTGCCAAAGGACACACCACGGAATTACTTCATTTACGGAGAAACCATGAGTGGCAAATCGTACCTAGCGAACGAGTTCCCAAATCCGATTGTATTAAATACGGATGGAAATGCGGAAGCAAACAGTGTGCCAAGTATCCAACTATTGAATGATAAAGACAAATCAGGGCGAATCACTAATTCAGTGATTAAGCAGCTAGGAGAAATCCTTTTAGCTCTACAAACGCAAGAACATTCATACGAGACAGTCGTAATCGATGTTATCGACGATGTTATCGAGATGATTAAAATCGCTGTGTGTGATGAGCTAACTCCACCAGGGAAACCTCGATTGAAGTCGTTGTCTGAAATCCCATACGGGAAAGGTTATGACTTCTTCAACCAGGCTATTACGGAACTGGTTATTGACCTCAAAGCATTACCGATGAATGTGATTTACATCAGCCGTCAAATCTCAGAATATGACGATAACGGAAATGCTACTAAAGACAAACCAAGCTTGAAAGATAAGTACGTGAACCTTATCAACGGGAATTCAGATTTAATGATCCACACAGAAAAAATCGGGAATAACTACAATCGTGAAGTCGACAGAAAACGTAAGACTTACTATGCGGACCAGGTGGATGACAAAGCGATTTTGAAAATTTTATCAACAATCAGAGGCGCAGTTGAACCACCTCGTAAGCAACAAGCAGCAACAAAGTCAGCTGCAAAACCAACAAAACAGGAAACTGTTGAAGTTTCTAATAACGAAGACGAATTATTTTAAAACTAAAGGAGAAATGAAAAATGAGTTTATTAAGTATTGCAAAAAAAATTAAAGAAGACGGATTTGACCCTCGTAAAGATAGCGTAAATGGACCTGCAGCGTTACCAGCTGGTGATTATACAGTGGTTCTAAAACGAGTACAATTCAACATTGCACCAAGCGGATGGGAAAGTTTAGGCTTCACATTTGAAGTTCGTGAAGGTGAATTTAACGGACGTACTGAATATGCATCTTTTGGAACATTATCTGAATGGAATGGCAAAGACCTTTCTTGGTCAGTAGAACGAACAATTAAATTCTTTACAAAAGCGATCGAATTAGCTGGAGACAAAGTTATGAAGAATGACTTCGAAGACGGAAGAGCATTAGCTGATGCGTTAGAACGCAAAGCAGTTGGTTCTTACTTCACTTTAAAAATCTTAGAAACAAAAGGTAAAGAAGACAAAGTATATCGCAACTATGACATTGAAGAAAATGCTGAAAATGCGATGAATACAATCGACGTGGAAGATTCAGATTTGCCTTTCTAAAAATAAGGTGATCTCATGCATTCAATGAAAGAATATGCGCTGTTGTATCAGCAAAAAGGGTTCTCGGTCATCCCGATTAGTCCTACAACTAAAAGACCATTAATTGAATTTGCGGATAAACCACCTCTTGACGCTGATGGTATTAACGAAGTTTGGAATCAATACCCGAATGCAAACATCGCACTAAGAACTACAAATTTCTTCGTGATTGATATCGACAAACACGGAGAAACGAGTGGATTCGATTCGTTGAAGAAATGGGAACATTTAAAACTAATCGAACCCACACTTCAAGCCAAAACGGCATCAGGAGGTAAGCACCTATTCTATTTCAAACGCGATGATATCCACATCAGTCAAATGATTGGATTCCTTCCAGGAGTGGATATCAAAGCGCATGAAAACAATTATGTGTTGGTTGCTCCTTCCGCTACGGATAAAGGGCAATATGAATGGGACATGGAAAAATCTCCCGAAAAAGGAACGATGATTACTCCATCCAAAGCCTTAATTGAAGCAATCATTAAACAGTACAAAATCACTAATGGACGTGAATTTGATTACAGCGACGGTTTAAGGTCATGGGTTAGTAAGAGTAGAACATCTGGAAAGACTAAAACGACAGAACTGTTCGAAATCATCGCCAATGGATTAGGGGATGAAGGGAATCGTAATGATAAGCTTGCTAAATTTGTGGGCGGATTATTATGGAGAGGAGTGGATGAAATGGATGTGTTGACGTTGGCTAAGATAGCTAATAGCAATACTCCAAATCCACTATCAATGCAAGAATTAGAAAGAACAGTAGTAAGTATGATTAACAAAGACAGGAGGTGATTGTGATTGGCGAAGTAGTGAGTTTTTATAAGGATTATGAACCGATTAAAAATAGTAATGGAACATTAAAAACGAACAGTCCAGTAAACGTGTTGAACGCATTTCGAGCTGATGATCAGTTAAATCTCTATCTGAAGCATAACGAATTCTCTCAAGAACACGAACTAACAAGAAACATCCAACTCGGAAACACGCTTCTGAAAAAAGGAGAGCTGCCTTCGAATTTTGAATCAGTTGTTAAGGTTTATTTTGAGAATGTCACTGGTGCAGCATTTACAGCTCAAGCGATGATTGACGGCATGGAAACCTTCTTATCTGAACGGTCCTACAATCCAGTGAAAGAGTATATGGAAGAAGCTGAGAAAGGCTGGGATAAACGCAAACGCATTGGACAAATGCTGCAAGTCTATTTAGGAGCTAACCAAGACCCTCTAGTGTCTAAAATCGCTGAAATGTGGATGGTAGGCGCTGTTGCTAAAGTATATGAACCTTATGCCAAATTTGACTACGTTCTGGACCTAGTTGGCGGTCAAGGTGTTGGTAAAACCTCCTTTTTACAAAAGTTAGGTGGTCAATGGTACACGGATGCAGTAACTGATTTTGCAAACAAAGACAACTACGACATCATGCTAAAACATTTGATAATAAATGATGACGAAATGGTCGCTAGTGACCGGATGAGTTTCGCAGAAACAAAATCGTTCATTTCAAAAACGAGTTTACGATTCAGAAAACCGTATATGCGCAGAACGCAAGAGTTCGCAAAAAACTTCGTTCTAGCACGTACAAGCAATCACGTTGAATACCTCAAGGATAAGACAGGTGAACGCAGGTTCTTACCTGTACTAGCAAGCAACGACAAACAGAAAAAGCATCCTATGAAGATAACGGATGAAGTCGTGAAACAAATCTGGGGTGAAGCAGTCACCATTTATAAAAGCGGTGTTGATTTGATGTTTGATGAAGAAACAGAAGCGCAGCTAGTCGAATATCGTGAGCAATTTATGTTTAGAGATGAGATTGAACTTCAAATTCTTCAATACTTAGAAATGCCCGTTCCTAAAGATTGGGAAAATAGAACAACAACTGATCAGTATCTTTATACGACTAAATATTTTGCAAACAGCCCTGACTGGCATTCAGGCGGACAGACGATGAATCGAGTGGCTACTCGAGAGATTATGTTTAATTTGTTCCATAAAGAATCGAACGACCAAAAACTATCTCGGAAGATTAGTTTCATTATGGATAATTTACTAGATTGGAAGAAAGAGCGATTCAGAGTCAACGGAAAATTGATAAGAGGTTATCAAAGAATTATTACCTAATTTGTGACACGTACTGGTGTCACAAAATAAAAAACGTGTCACACTTGTGACTCGTTGTACCATCAATGTGACACGTTTTTTTAAAATGGTGTCACACTTCAAAATGTTGTTATATCAACGTTTTTAGATACTTTTTTATATATATGTGACACCTGTGACATGTTTTTTAGTAAAAAAGTAAAAATTAAGTATAAAAGCCTATTAAATCAACATTCTTATATTTATATTTTATATTTTTCAAAAAAACGTGTCACACATGTCACACGTGTCACAGGTCATGAATTAGAAGAAAAAATTGTAAAGGAGCGATTCTCATAAAGAAGATAAAAATGTATGTCATTAGAGATGCTAAATATCCACAATGGTACTTCCAGTATATCAAGGACTACTCAAGCGTGATGGGATATCTTGCGAAGAATCACCCGAGATATACTCACAAACTTACGAACGATATTAAACAAGCGATGCACTTCGAAACGCCAAATGAAGTTTTGGAGTTTATTAAAGAACATGCTATTGAAGGGACAATTATTAAGGACCCGTATCAAGAACAACTCAGTAATGTGACGTTAAAATATATGGGTGAGAATTACGGTGAAGCGATCACGTACATCCATGGGATGATTGAAGATTCGAGTGAGAAGATGTTAGCTGCTTCCAAAGCGTTAAAAGTGAATGCGAATACGCTAATCAAATTTATGAAAGACCCGTATTCAGTTGCAGCTCATATTCGAGACCGAATTGTAGAAAATTTGGTAAATCTAGAAAAGGCGGTGAAGTCGATTGAATAAAAATGAATTTGAAAAATTAAAAGACGATGTACATTACTTAATTGTAGCACATTGTAAATACAAGGACATGTCGATGTATGACAGAGCGTTGAAACAGTTCCAAGAAGATATTAATTATGGGCAGTTGAAAGAAATGAGTTACGATGAACGTTTTGCATTCTTGATTGGTTTCGAAGCATCGTTAAAAGCGATAGAAGGAGAAAAATAATGACAAATCTAGAAACACTAAAACAACAAACAGCAGATATGGAAGCAAAATTAAACGAAATGAAAGCAGAAATCGAACGGTTGGGAAACGGGTGGGAGATGAAATGCCCGTATAAGGATAGGGATAAATATTATATTGTTAATTCTAGAGGTTTAGTTAAATTTCTTTTTTGGGATAATTGTGTTGCTAATAAAAAAACATTTAACCAGGGTCACATCTTCCCAACCAAACAAGAAGCCGAACTCGAAGCGAAACGCAGAAACTTACTAACACGATTCAGAGCGTTCAGAAATGAGTGCAATGATGGTTGGATGCCGGATTTTAGTGATGATGAAGAAAAATATTATTTATACTATTCGATTTTGGAAGAATGTATTGATGTCGGTTGGATAGTTCTGGGCTGTTCTTTTAACATTTTCGGTTACTTCAAAAATCAAGAAGATGCCGAACGTGCAATCGAATTGTTTGGGAACGAAATCAAAGAGTTGTTTGTGGAGGTGTAAAGATGGATTTACAAGAAAACGCTCGAATAAAAGAAGCAGTAAACAAGCCTAGTCACTATGTAGGTGAAAAAGGATTAGAAGTGAAAGAAGTACTTGAAAATTTTGTTAAAAATAAAAAAGGCATGGAAGCTCATAGATGGTGTAGCGCTGTGGAATATTTATTAAGATATGCTGAAAAAAATGGAGTCGAAGACTTAAAGAAAGCTAAAAAGAACATTGAGTGGTTGATTGAAAGTTAATTAGGGAGTGATACATTGAAAGAGGAACAAGACCGTATTCTAGACTTGAAAGAAGAAGGATACTCGTGGTCGCAGATTGCCAATCGGTTAGGCTATCCTAGCGTGGATTCAGTACGAGGGAGAGTACGTAAGACACAACGCTATAAGGAATTGATGGCAGCACAAACAACACAAATAACACAAAAAAACAACACGATGGAAGACTTCCAAAAGAAAGATTTTTATGATGACGGTTCAATCGGTTCACAGATTCGAGTAAGGCAGAAAATTAAGAAAGTATTCACGAATGAAGAACTAATTGAGTTACACGGATTCGACCCTAAAGAAGTCACATTAAAATCAGCTACATCTAACGAGTGGACTACACCAACAAATGGAGAAACGTATTATAATTACCAGTCTAAAATCGTTGTAGTCCCTAAGAATCAAGCAGCAATCACGCTAGAAGAAATAAAACAATTTTTTGAAGATATCGAGCCACGAAGAATAGAGCTATCGTGTGAAGAATTACCAAAATATTATTTATTAATTCCACTAGCAGATATGCACTTCGGTTTAAACACAGATAAAGACTATGAAGGGTTAAGACGGGAGATTGCAGATAAGATTATTAACCAGTATGAAGAAATCTTATTCACATTACATGGAGATTACTTCCATGTGGATAATTTTCTGAACACTACTGAAAAAGGTACACGTATTGATGAAGTGGATTTTCGAGACGGTGTTCAGGCGGGTTATCGGTTCTTATTACCACTATTAGAATTAGCGCTTGAAAACAGTCCGAACGTAAAAGTCGTGTATCTAAAAGGCAATCATGCACCATCCACTGATTACATGTTTATTAACGGGTTAGAGCGCTTATATCCACAGATTGAGTTCGATACCTCGCTTGACGAATTCAAGCATGCATGGTTAGGGAATCATTCCATCTTCATGCATCACGGAGATAAAGTGAAAAGTGCAAACAAGCTAGTTGAAATCATGGTAGCGCATTTTGGAAAGGAATGGGGAGAAAGTAAATCACGGTATTTAATTACTGGACACTTTCATCATGAGAAATCACTATCGTTTGCAGGGTTAACTTGGTATCAGTTACAAAGTCCTAGCAAGCATTCATCGTATGATAAAACGTACGGATATGACACTAGCGAATCAGGGCAAATGCTTTTCGAGTTTACAGAAACGAAAAGGAGTGCGATTTATTATGTATAAACAGAGGTGTAATGAATGATTACTCTATACTCAAAACCAAATTGCATGCAGTGCAAATTTACCAAAGAATATTTACTAGATCATAACATCGAATTTAGAAATATTGATGTCAGTGTGGATTTAGAATCACTCGCACACATTAAAGACGATTTAGGGTATATGTCATTACCCGTAATTGAAACAGACACAGGGGATTCGTGGTTCGGATTCCGACCCGATTTATTGGAGGGGCTAATCGAATGATTATTTGGGCATTGTTTGACAGTGGAAACGGCTGCTATTCTCAAGGAGTTAAAAAGTTGAATGAGGATGGGCAAAATATAGCTATATATTCTGTAGGATTAGACGTAGAAAACAAGAACGACCACTTCATTCATTTGAATCTCGCTGATTACTCGTATATGTTCGGCGACAACAAAATGTACTACACATTGGATAGATTGCCTAAACCTGATTTAATTATTGCTAGTCCACCTTGCGAATCGTGGAGTGTTGCATCAGCTATGGATAGTGGTAACGCTTGTTGGAAACGAGAACGAACAGACGATAGCTTGTTCGACCCACAAACGCCCCTAAGTCCTTTCACGGTAAGAGATTATGCAGACTATGAAAAATATCAGTATAAGGCAGAAAATCAACTTGTAAAACGTATCAATGGAGAATTATGCACCTACAATCTAGTACAGATTATAAGACGATACAAACCTAGATACTATATCATAGAAAATCCAGCAAGTTCTAAAATATGGGACTATATCGACAGGGTTCTTGGATTCAAAATCCCGTATGACAATCTAGCTCATTACAATCAATACGATAATTATCCAATCCAAAAACCAACAAGATTCAAGTCCAACGTTGAGCTAAATTTGAAAACAGGGAACAAACCAAGTGACTTCAAATTCGAGCAAATGAGAGGATACAACAATCGCTCGAACATTCCCATTAGTTTAGTAAAGAGTATATTTGAACAAGTCTTAGAGAAAGAGAGGGGATTGAATGAAAGATAAGAAAATCGCTGAGATTCGATTTAGGGAATATCCCTACTACGACCGTGAAATCACATCGAGAAAGTTCGATATGTTATGTCACAAGGAAGAAGATGTGAATGCGTGGATCCGTGCTAAGGGAACTAATTCGAAAGCAGCGGAAAACGAGCTCATTCGATTTGAGAGTGACAAGTATATTCAGAACCGTCTCTTTTGGAAGAAATGCGTGGAAGAAACTCTCGAAGAACTAGATGACAAACAAAGAGAATTTGTCACCGAATATTATTTCGATGATGTGTATGATTATCGCTCTCTAGCAAAGAAACACTTTACGAACAGAAACGTCATCATGAACGCTTGCAATCTAGCGTGTGAGATTTTGCTTGTAAAATTAGGAGAAAAGTTTTAGTGACAGAAAACGGTGTTTGTCACGAGAAAAACGTGATATATTATTAGTGTGGAAAGTTGTAAAAAGAGATATTCTTTTTTCTCGTGGTTTAAACTCCTTTAATTTTTTTCCCTTCGAGTCCTCCAGCTCGAGGGGTTTTTGTATGCAATGAAACGAGGTGATGGAAAATGGGATGACCGAAAAACAACAGAAATTTGCCGATGAGTACATCATCAGCTTGAATGCTACTCAGGCTTATAAAAAGGCTTATCCAAACGTAAAACGAGATAAAGTTGCTCAAGTGAATGGAAGTCGCTTGCTATCAAAAGCTATCATAAAAGCATATATAGATGAACAACTAGAAAAGCTAAAGTCTGAACGTGTCGCAGATCAACAAGAAGTGCTTGAGTTTTTAACGGCAGTCATGCGCGGTGAAGTCACAGAGCCTTTATTGGTTCTTGACGGTGACGGATATCAAAAAGTCATGGATGCTAAACCGAATGTGTCCACGAGAAAGAGTGCAGCGGTAGACCTTGGCAAGCGTTACGGTTTGTTCGTGGATAGGCAAGAAATCACTCAAAAGAATATCGACATCAAAGTAGGGGATTGGGATGACGACGAAGAGTAATCCGAAAATCAACATCATCATCGATCGTCCTAATCGTGTTTTTAATAAGCATATCTACGAACATCTATTTGACTACGACACCTTCACAGAGGTGCATTACGGAGGGGCTTCGTCTGGTAAAAGCCATGGAGTGTTTCAAAAGATAATTCTTAAAGCGCTCAAATCATGGAACAAACCACGAAAAATATTAGTGTTGCGTAAGGTTGCTTCTACGGTACGTGACTCAGTGTTTGCGGATGTTCAAGCGACATTATCTTATTTTGGGATACTTAATTTGTGCAAGGTTAACATGAGTGCCTTTCGTATTGAATTACCGAACGGTGCCGAGTTGATTTTCAAAGGGATGGATAACCCAGAGAAAATTAAGTCCATCAAAGGCATTTCCGACGTGGTAATGGAAGAAGCGTCTGAGTTTACCCTTGATGATTACACACAGCTAACGTTGCGTTTAAGGGATAAAGTGCATAAACAGAAACAAATCTATTTGATGTTTAACCCGGTATCCAAAGCTAACTGGGTATATAATGCTTTTTTCGTGAGGAGTCCTAAGAATACAGTGGTTTATCAAACGACGTATAAAGATAATCGTTTCTTGGACGACTTAACTAAAGAGAATATCGAGGAACTAGCCAACAGAAACGAAGCGTACTACAAGATTTACGCTTTAGGTGAGTTTGCGACATTAGACAAGCTAGTTTTTCAAAAGTATGAGAAACGTTTGCTTAATAAAGACGAACTGGCGCATCTGCCGGCTTATTTTGGTCTTGACTATGGTTTTATCAATGATCCGTCAGCATTACTTCATGTACGAATAGACGACGATAACAAGCGTTTATATGTCGTTGAGGAATTTGTCAGAAAAGGTTTGACGAATGACAAGATTGCTGAAAGTATCAAGGCTCTCGGGTATGCCAAAGAGCAGATACGAGCAGATAGCGCTGAAAAGAAATCTAATCAAGAATTGCGAAATCTTGGTATTCCTAGGGTTGTTGATGTGCAGAAAGGTCCTGGGTCAGTCATGCAAGGTATTCAGTATCTCTTACAGTACGATTGGATCGTTGATGAAAGATGTGTGAAGCTGATTGAAGAACTTGAAAATTACACTTGGAAGAAAGACAGAAAGACAAATGAGTACATCAATGAGCCAGTAGATAGCTATAACCACTGCATCGATGCGATTAGATACGCTTTGCAAGACAGAATATATAAATCAAACATCAAACTATTTAAAGGAGGTTTTTAAAAATTGGCAAAAGTTTTTGTAAACAAACGGAAAGTAATTACAACCAATAGCGATGTAGTGACTGAGGATGTTGTATCTGAAGCGATTAGGCTTCACATGAGTAAGCTAGTTAAGAATTATGTTGAAAGCGAGGATATGTATCTCTCTCAGCACGAAGTCTTGAAAATGGCTAAAAAAGAAAGCTGGAAGCCTGACAACCGTTTAGTGTTTAACTACGCTAAGTACATTGTCGATACGTTTACAGGTTATCAGATTGGTGTTCCAGTTAAAATCAAACATGAAGACGAGAACGTAAACGAGTTTGTCGCAGATTTTCGTAAAATCAACGACATGGAAGACTCAGAGTTCGAGCTTGCGAAAATGTCTAGCGTGTTCGGACATGCTTTTATTTATGTGTATCAAGATGAATATAAACGAACTAGAGCGACATACAATAGTCCGATTAATATGTTTATCGTCCATGATAACAGTATTGAGGAAAGACCATTATTTGCCGTGAGATATACGTTTAATGAAAACAATCAAACAGGAGTCGGACAGGTTATCACAAACGACGAATTGATTGATGCTACTTTTACAACGAGCGGAGCAGTAAGATTTGGTGAGCGTACTCAACACATTTACAACTCAATCCCAGTAGTTGAATTGATTGAGAATGAAGAACGACAAAGTATTTTCGAAAGTGTCAAGACTTTGATTAATGCTTTAAATAAAGCAGCAAGCGAGAAAGCGAATGATGTAGATTATTTCGCAGACGCTTATTTGAAAGTTCTAGGAGTAGAGCTACAGGAAGAAGACGCTAGTCAGATTAGAGAAAACAGAATTTTCAACCTTTGGAAGAATGGCGATGGAGCTTTACCTGAAGTTGCTTTCCTTGAGAAACCAAGTTCAGACACAACGCAAGAGAATTTAATTAGTTTACTTAAGGAGTCTATTTTCGCTATCTCAATGGTAGCAAATATGTCTGAGTCTGAGTTTGGTAACTCGTCCGGAACGGCTTTAGCTTTCAAATTACAGGCTATGGACAATTTAGCTCGAATGAAAGACAGAAAGATGCAATCCGCATTTAACCGTTTATATCAAATTGTATTTAGTGTTCCATTAACTACTGTTTACGAGGACGCATGGACAGGATTGTCATACTCGTTTACTAGAAATGTACCAAGAAACATTCTTGAGGAGGCTCAAATCGTCGGGCAGTTATCTGGACAAGTGTCAGAGGAAACTAAGCTATCTGTTTTATCTATCATTGATGATCCACAGAAAGAAATCCAAAGAATGGAAAAAGAGGAAGAGGCGATGGGCGACCTTGAGACTCGTTTGGAAAAACAAAAAATCTACTCAGACGCTGAAATAGGCGAAAGCAAGAAGGTTATAGCCGATGTTGAATAACAAATACTGGGAAGATAGATACCGAACCGAGGAAAAGGCAAGGGAGTTGGCGGATAAGAGAGTCGCTTTCCAATTACAAGGTGTCTATCAACAACACGCTAACAATATTCAAAAGGAAATCGACAGCTTTTGGCAGAAGTATGCTGATAACGAAGGTATTACGAAGTTGGAAGCTAAACAACGTGCGGACAAGCTTGACATGGTAAATGTTGAGTTTAAAGCTAGACAGTTAGTCGAGCGCGCTAATCGTTTGAGAAAACGTGGTAAGAAAGTAACAAGTGATGATTTTACAAGAACAGAAAACGACTTGATGAGATTGTATAACTTAAAAATGAAAACAAGTCGTTTAGAAGTGTTGCAAGCGAATATCAAACTTCATCAGTATGATTTAGCTTTAAGTGAGTTTGAAATCATTGACAGGCACTTGGTGGAATCAATCAGACGTGAAAATATATTCAGCGCTGGTGTCTTGAATATGACACTTGGAAGTTATGAAAGTTCAAAAATATCTGCTGACTCTATCGTGTATGCCAATTTCAACAATGCAACGTGGTCGTCTAGAGTTTGGGAAAGACAGAACGAATTAAGAAACATTGTTAAAAAAGGAGTTGCTGATACTGTTTTAAGAGGTAAAGGCACAAACGTTCTGATTAACAGTCTAAAAAAAGAGTTTGATGTTTCCTATGGCTACGCTAGACGGTTAGCAGTGACAGAATCAGCAAGGGTATACTCAGAAGCACAGAGCGCTAATTATAAGTCTAATGGTGTTGAATGGTATCAAGTCATGACCGAATTAAAAGCGTGTCCGATTTGCCAACCTTTCAACGGAAGAATATTCAAAGTATCAGAGATGGTTCCAGCATTGAACGCTCCACCATTTCATCCTAACTGTAGATGTACGACGGTTCCGCATTTTATGATAGATCCAAAGCGCTTAGGGAAAGATACTGAAAAAGAAATAAACCTGAACGGAGATACTATTAGCGAATTCAATGAACGTAAAACTATTGATAAAGCTATAAAAAGTGGTAAAATAGTAAGTGTATCAGGGACTACAATTGGACACACACCGCCTGGCAAAAGAGGTTTGCCTAATAGTGTAGTTCAGCATGATGCTACAAACGGAGATGTACTGGGTAGAACTTACTATGGTGCTAGAGGTTTTAAAACAAAAGATATTCATTTTACAAACCATAAACAACCAGCACGTCATCCTTATGGAAAAATCGGAGAACATGCTCATGATTTTGTATTTGATGATGAAGGTAAGTTTGTTAGTAGAAATACTAGGGAATTAACAGACGACGAAAGAAAGGAGAATCAAGATATATTATGGCGATATTAGATGATTTACAAGCGTTATATGATAATGGATGGGACGCTTCTTTTAATTATAATGGTCAAGTATGTGGCATTTTTCCTAATTCTGTTTATGATATTGTTGTTGTTATTGCGGACAAAGAATATAGAGCATCTTCTTTTGATGATTTGATTTCTTTGCAGATTGAAGGAAAAACTTTACCGGAAATCATGAACGAGGTTGAAGTACAATATGGCTAAAGCACCTAGAGAGATCTAAGTGCTTTTTTGTGCTCAGAAATGAGTGAGAAATGAAATATCAAAAAATAATTTAACCGTATGGAATCCCGTACGGTTTTTTTATTGTCCAAGCATTGAAGACTTTAAAAGCTATGGAAAATACAGTCGGGGACGACTTTAAAAATAGGAGGTTCGAAATGAACGAAGAAACACAAACAGTCGAAACGGTTGAAGAACAAAAGGTACCTGCAGAACCTGAAAAACAACCGCAAGACGAGAAGAAATACACGGACGCAGATGTCAATGCTATCATCGATAAGAAATTTGCTAAGTGGAAATCAGAGCAGGAAGCTAAGGAGAACGAAGCAAAAAAACTACGTGAGATGAACGAAAATCAGAAAGCTGAGTATGAGCGTAAGAAACAAGCTGATTACATTGCTGAACTGGAAGCTAAAATCAATCGTAGTGGACTAGAGCGAGAAGCCTCAAAAATGCTTTCTGAAGGCGGTATCGTGGCGGATGATAAAATCCTAGGCATTGTCGTTAAAGATACCGCAGAGAAGACGCAGGAGGCTGTAGAAGGCTTTGTTGCGTTAGTGAATGAACTTGCTGACAAGAAAGTTGGCGAAAAACTAAAAGGTAAGACGCCTAAAAAAATGGAAGATACATCCGCAGGCGAAATTACCAAAGAACAATTTAACAAAATGGGTTATCAAAGCAGAAACGAATTACTGCAAAATAATCCAGAACTATATCATAAATTGAAAGGATAATGAATAAATGACACAAACTAAAATTGAACAAATGGTAAACCCTCAAGTTATGGCTGATATGGTTTCAGCTAAGTTACCTAAAATGATTAAATTTACACCTTTAGCTTACGTTGAGCGTGAGTTAGTAGGACAACCAGGAAACACAGTTACAGTACCAAAATGGGTATATTCTGGAGATGCTAAAGATATTGCGGAAGGTGAAGCGATCACTCCAGACCAATTAACTACAGACAAATCAACAATGACTATTAAAAAAGCTGGTAAAGGTATCGAGTTAACAGACGAGGCTTTATTATCTGGTTACGGAGACCCATTAGGACAAGCAGCACACCAAATTTCATTGGCTATTGCGAACAAAGTGGACAACGATTTAGTTGTTGAGGCTAAAAAAGCAACTCAATATGTTGATGACGCACCTACAACTGGTGCTGCACTTGATAAAGCCTTAGCAGTGTTTGAGGATGAAGAAGACGCTCGCTATGTTGCCCTCGTAAACCCTAAAGACGCTATCGATTTACGTGCTGATACTGTTAAAGAATGGGTACGTGGTTCAGAAATTGGTGCGAACATTGTTATTTCTGGAACTTTTGGAGAAACACACGGTGTTCAAATCGTGCGCTCTAAGAAAGTAGAAAAAGGGAAAGGCTTCCTTGTTAAAGTTTCTGCTGTTGAAACAGATACAGACGATGTTGCTAAATACGGTGCTTTCGTTATCAACTTAAAACGTGATGTGGCTGTTGAAACAGACCGTGATATCCTTAAAAAGACTACAGTAATCACTGGTGATGAACACTATGGCGTGTACTTATACGACCCTACAAAAGTGGTTAAATTTGGAGGTAATGCTTAATGGGTATGTTGTTACGTCGACATTATCCAGAAAAGCCTGCTGAAACGGAAGTTGTTAATGAAACGGAAGTTGTTAATGAAACGGAAGTTGTTACTTATAACGACTTAACAGTTAAAGAGTTAAGAGATATTGCAAAAGAACGTAATATCGAAGGTTATTCAACACTAAGCAAAGAGGAACTTATCGCAGTATTGGAGGGATAGCATGGAAAATATCACTCAAGCAAAAATATTGCTAGGGATTGAGGATGAACTTCAAGATAAGTTACTAACAACCATAGCGACGTTGACGACTGCTAACTTTTTAGCCTATGCAGGCGTGGATGATGTCCCAGAAGGTCTCGAGTATATTATTACCGAGGTCATTATTAAACGATTTAATAGAATAGGCGCTGAAGGGATGACTAATCATTCCTTGGAAGGTACGTCTATGACATTTAACTCTGATGATTTCAAAGAATACGATAGTGTGATTAAGCGAGTTTTTTCAAAAACATTCAATGCGGGGTTTAAGATGCTATGAGATACAACGAAAGAGTGGAAATTATCGCTAAGCAACAAGAAGAGTACAATCCAGAAACGGGCGAATATACTTCTAATGAAGAAGAAAAAATTATCGTTCCAGTTCATGTAATGGACTTGGGCATTGATAAGCAAGTCGCAGTTTTCGGAGAGTATAAACGAGGTTCAAAAGTGGTTTATTTCCAAAATGCGCCTAAAGTATCATTTACTTATCTCATTTATCGAAAAGAACGTTATAAATGTAGAGCAGATAAACAGTCTGGAAGAGTATTCTATTTAGAAAAGGATAACTCAGTTGAGTAGCTTACAATTTGAATTAAAAGGCCTTGAGAAACTTCAAGCTAAACTTCAAAAAGTCGCTAAAATGGAAGAGGTTGAGCGCATTGTTGAGAAACACGGTTCAGATATGCAGAAAAAAGCAGTTAACAACGCTTCCAAGTTTAGAGGGCACTACGAAGGTAGAGGCAAAAATAAACGTTTCGTCAAACCAACAGGGGCGACTAAACGCTCTATTTCTGTCAATAGTAGTAAGGTCGGTAGATTCAAGTATAGAGTGGCGCCAGGGACTGCTTACGCCGCTTACGTTGAATTAGGAACTCGCAAAATGAGCGCACAACCGTTTATCAAACCAGCTTTTGACGAACAGAAAAAACTATTTAAAGACGATTTGGAGAGGTTGGTTAAATGAAATCAAGAGAGCAAGCAGTTTTTGACAGCGTATTTAAACGTTGCCAGAATTTAGGGTATAAAACGTATGACTATAAACCAGACGACAATGTGCCTTATCCGTTCGTGGAGTTAGAGGATACTACTTCTATATTAGTACCTAACAAAACGGACGTAAAAGGTACGGTCGAGCTGGTCTTATCGGTGTGGAGTACCCGTAAAAAACGAAAACAAGTATCGGATATGTGTTCGAGTATCCTAGCAGAATCGATGAAGATTGTTGAGGCGGACGGCTATTATGTAGCCTTGAATGTTTCACAATCTACAATATCGATTTTCGATGATAACACGACAATCGAACCGCTAAAACGTGGTCGTGTTCGCTTAGTATTTACAATTTTATAAGGAAAGAGGTTAAAATATGCCAATTGCAAAAAAAGGGATTGATAGTATCCTATTATTTCGCTTGTTAAGTGAAGCAAGCAAAGCGGACGGTGCTAAACTAGCATTCCAAACTGAACACTCAACAGAAAAGAGCCGTGACGCTAACTCAGTCAAAACGAAAGACGGAGTATTACAATCTGTAGGTGGTATTGAGGTTTCAATTACCGCAACTACAATCATGGCGGAAGACGATGAACTTGTCGCTAAGCTAGAAACAGCTATGGACAAGGGCGAACTTGTAGAAGTTTGGGAAATTGAGAAGAATGCTAAAAAACAAGGTAACAAATTCGAATCAGTGTATTATCAAGGTTACTTGACATCATTCAAGAAAACTAAAAACGCTGAAGATTTAATTGAGTTAGAACTTGAGTTCGCAGTAAACGGAACAGGAGTTAAGGGTTATGCTACTCTTAACACTAGTCAAGCTGAAGTAGTTCAATATGAATTCGCTGATACAACAAAAGGAACAGCTAGTCCAGCAAGCCCAGTTGCTGCAGGACCTGGTCTAGGTTAGAAATTAAGAGAGGTTAACGCCTCTCTTTTTTATTGTATTTTTTAGAAAAAGGAGAAAACAACAATGCAATTAAAAATCAATGATAAAACTTACAACATTAAATTTGGAGTAAAATTCGTTCGTGCGCTTGATAAAGCTTATCCAATCGAGCAACAAGGCTTGAAATTTGGAATGGCTCTATCTGCTAAAATCCCTGAATTATACGCAAAGAATATCGCTTCATTAGCTGATATTATCTACTACGGAACAGTTACAGAAAGCCCTCGCCCTTCATTATCGGAAGTTGAAACATACGTTGAAGAGTGCGAAGATCTAGAACAATTGTTTGATGATGTACTTCAAGAATTGAGTGAGTCGAATGCGGGTAAGTCTTTGCTGTCGGAGATGGAACAAGAACTCAAGAAGAAATAATTGAGAAATCATCTCTCGAAACGTTTGAGGAAATCATTATTAATTGTGTCCGATTTTTAAACATTACTGATATGAACGAGATAGGTCGTATGACAATGTACGAGTATGACTTGTTGATGACTGGAGTGTTGTTAAGAAAGCAAGATGAAGATGAACTCTTACATCGTTCCGCCTGGTTAACTAGACAGGTAGAAGCTACTAAGTCGGACGGAAAAACTCCTTTATACAAGAAATACAGTGATTTTTACAAGAAAAAAGATACTAAACAAAAGTATCAACTCTCGGACAAAGAGAAAGAGCTCTTACTGAGAGCTAACACGTAATGAAAGGAGGTATATAATGGCAGAAACTTATTCAGTCGAGGCGGTATTAACCGCTGTCGATAAAGGGATGAGTTCTACTTTGAACGGGTTACAAAAAGCAATCAACGGACTTCAAAAGACATCGTCTACATTCGATAATATTTCGAATAAGAGCAGTTCGATGTTTAAGTCAATGCTTAAGGCTGACCTTGTAAGTTCGGCAATCAAGTCAGCGTTTGGAAGTGTTAGAAGTGTCATGGGCGAAATGGTCGGTGAGTTGAACAGTTCCAAGAAAGCATGGGATACGTTCGATGGAAACCTCAGTAAGCTAGGTTGGGGTAAAGACCAGATCAACGAAGCTAAAGAGGCTATGCAGGACTATGCAACCAAAACTATTTACTCAGCTTCAGATATGGCTAGTACATTCTCTCAAATGGCGGCGATTGGTCGAAACGACAGCAACGAACTTGTAAAAGCTATGGGTGGACTTGCAGCGTCCGCTGAAAATCCTAAACAAGCGATGACGTCCCTTTCTCAACAAATGGTACAGGCTTTAGCTAAACCGAAGCTTACGTGGCAGGACTTCCGTATCATGATGGAACAAGCTCCAGCAGGTATGAGTGCAGTTGCTAAAGAAATGGGAATGTCATTAAATGACTTGATTATCAAGATTCAAAACGGAGAAGTCAAAACAGATGATTTCGCTGAAGCGTTTAAACGTGCAGGGGCATCCATGCAAGACATGGCGACCAGCTATAAAACGGTAGACCAAGCGCTAGACGGTTTGAAAGAAACACTATCAAACAAACTCAAGCCCGCTTTTGATACGTTATCTAAAGCAGGTATCAAGGCACTTGAGGCGATTATGAATCAGCTTGATAAGGTTGATTTCAATAAACTAGCCTCGGGGATTGAGGGTTTCTTTAGTAAAATTGATTTCGATGCAGTGATTGAGAAAATAACCTCGTTTGTTGGTTCGGCAGTTGCTAAAATCAAAGAGTTTTGGCAAGGTTTCACAAATACGAGCGCAATCTCAGATTTTAAAAAGGCGATGAGCGAAGTTTGGGAGGCAGTTAAGAAAGTATTTTCATCGCTAGCTGGTGGTGATACTACTTCCTTTGGAGAAAAGATTGGGAAAGCCTTAAGTGCAGTTTCACAGGCATTACAGGCGTTTGCTAAAATCGTTCAAAGTCTAAGTCCAGAACAGATAAGGGCGATTGCTACAGCTTTTATTGGTTTTAAAGTGGCGCAAAGGTCAACAAAACTTTTGACAAATGCTTTAATCGGATTGAGCAAAGGAGTAGGCGCAATCAAGGCTGTTTTTGGTGGTTTAGCAAGTATTACAAGAGTATCAAAAGCTTTAGCTGGTATCGCAAAAGGCTCTCAAGCTGCAAGCTCGGCACTAACATTCATGTCTGGAAGTTCAAAACTTGCTAAGGGTGCACTAATCGGATTGAATATCTTTAGTAAGGTAGGCGGTTGGATTGGTTCAGCGGTTTCAGCAATCGTTGCTTTCCTCGGACCAGTCGGTTTGATTATTGCTGCAGTAGTGGCAGTTGGTGTAGCTTTCGTTGTTCTATGGAATAAATGCGAAGCTTTCAGAAACTTCTTTATCGGCTTATGGGACGGAATTGTCAATGTTGCCTCAAACGCTTGGAAAAGCATTCAAAACGCTTGGAATGGAATGGCAGAGTGGTTCTCTAATCTATGGAGCGGAGTTAAACAAACTGCTTCAAATGCTTGGAATGGTTTCCTTGAGAAGGCTAAGCCAGTCATAGACGCTATTAAAAAAGCGTGGGATAGCATTAAAGAGTTCTTTTCTGGATTGTGGGAAGGCATTAAACAAATTGCCTCGAATGTTTGGAATAGTTTCCTAGAGGGCGCTCAACCAATCGTGGAGGCTTTAATGAATGTATGGAACGCCTTGACGGAGTTCTTTACGACATTATGGGACGGTATTGTTTCAATCGCTAAAACGGTTTGGAATGGTATTGTCGAAGTTGTTACGGCTGTTGTTGAGACGGTTAAGAACGTATGGAACGGAATAGCAGAGTTCTTTAGCAACCTATGGAAAGGAATTACAGAGGCGTCTACTATAGCGTGGAATGGTTTTGTTGATTTCCTTACTCCTATCGTTGAAACAATCAAAGGATTGTGGAATGGTTTTGTTGAGTTCATGAATGGCGTTTGGAATGGTATTGTTTCAGTTGCTACTACTGCTTGGAATTTACTACAACCTATCGTCGAAGCGGTTTGGACTGGTATTCAAACATATATCTCAACGGCTATTCAAAACATACAAACTGTTATCTCAACAGGAATGCAAATTGTTCAGGAAGTATGGAATGCGGTTTGGACGGTGTTTACAACGATTGTTCAGACTGTATGGACGGTCATTTCAACGGTAATTTCAACTATCTTGAATGTGATTGCTGGAATTATCAACACGGTTACCGCTGTAATCAAAGGAGATTGGAGTGGTGCTTGGGAGGCAATCAAAGGAATTGCAAATACTGTTTGGGAAGGTATTAAGACAATCATTTCAACAGTTATCAATGCAATTAAGGACATCATTAGTACCGTTTTGGGAGCTATAAAAAATACCGTTTCAGCGATTTGGGAAGCTATTAAGAGCATCATTTCAACAACAATCAATGCAATTAAAGAAACTGTAATAAACGTTGGGAACGCCTTGAAAGAAGGCTTCCTAAATGCTATGGATGGACTTAAACGTGGTGTTTCAAGCGTTATCGATGCAGTTAGTGGATTCTTTGGTAAATTATGGAACATTGACTTATTTGGAGCAGGGAAAGCTATTATCAATGGTTTCCTTGGTGGTTTGAAAGCTGCTTGGAGTGCAGTTACTGATTTTATCGGTGGCGTTGCTAACTGGATTGCAACACACAAAGGACCTATCTCTTATGACCGCAGATTGCTTATTCCTGCAGGACAGGCTATTATGGGCGGTTTCAATAGAGCTTTAATGAGCGGATTTGAAATTGTAAAAGGCAACGTGTCTGGAATGGCAGACGGCATTCGTTCAATGTTCGATGACGCAGGATCTAGAGTTTCAGCAATGTCAAATGCTTTACAGGGCGACTTTTCTAATAACGTATCTGGTACATTATCAGCTACTTATGAAGTTAACCAGACTAAAGAGCCAGCAGTTATTAACCTTGCTCTAGGTTCAAATGACTTCAGAGCGTTTGTTTCAGATATTTCAAACATTCAAAGTAAAGAAGAAAGGATAAGATTGAAGGCTTCAAGCCTTTAATGGTGGTTTAAATGTATACTTTTAACGACACGATAAAAGGCGCGCCGACATTTAACTCTGGTTTAGAAGTTCAATTTGGTGGTGTAAGCCTCAATCAAGAAATGAATAACGAGGACGGAACATTCTTTGTGGCGAACACCACAGGACGGGACGTCCTCGATTTTCGCCATGAAACGTCGACTATCAAAGGTCGAGACGGTCAATATCTCTATGGTGCGACTTATAAAGAGCGTGAAATTGAGATACAGGTCAAGCTAACAGGCTATAATGATATAGGAATGAGAAAGCAGTATGAGCGATTAAACCGCTTGCTGTTCTCTCGACAAGCTAAGAAATTAGTATTTGGTGATGATCCTGGAAGATACTACAAGGCAATCTTTTCAAAAGTTAAGAAGCCGGAACTGGAAGATGCAAATGATACAGTTATCAAACTACATTTCATTTGTTACGACCCATTCAAATATACCGAGCCTAAGACTGAAACAACTAACAAGGTGACTTACAACGGAGACTTTCCAACAGAGCCTATCTTAAGGCTTACAACGCAAGAAAGTTATGAAATTCGTATCTTACATCTTGAATCGCAAAAATATATTCGATTAATATCTACTTACATTCAAGGTTCAAATCTACTTGTTAACTGCGAGACTAGAGAAATCACGTTAAACGATAGAAACGAGTTGATGAATTTTGATGTGGTTAACAGTCGCTATTTTAAACTCCAAAAAGGCGTGAATACATTCCAAGTTGAGGGCGCTACATTGAATGATATCCAGTACAAAGAGGTGTTCGCATGATCTATTTATTTAATCAACTAGAGGAACTAATCGATGTAATTGATGAAGCGAGCCTTGCAGAGTTCACTCATACGATTGAATTGAATCAATTTGATAGAGCGAGCTTTGAAGTCCCTATAGATTACAAGCCTGACATTATCAAAAAAGCCCAGTTTTTCGGATTTCAATCGAGAGACAGGGCTTTTTGTTTATTCAGGATTTCGGAGAAATCTTACGACATCGGATTGACTATCCAAGGGATAGACAGAGCAGAAAGTGACTTACATTCATTCATCATCGAGAATAAGCGTCCTAGGGGAACAGCTGACCAAGTATTGAGTGGAATTTTAGAAGGAACAGGCTACCAATTAGGGAATGTAGACGGCTTGACTAGAACAGGTAAATTGAGCTTCTACTACATTTCTGTTCGCCAAGCGCTCGTTAAAATAATTGAATCGTACGCTTGCGAGTTCAAGATTAGATATACCTTCGTTGAAAATAAAATAATCGGACGATACATTGACCTTTATCAAAGCTTCGGTCATTTTACAGGTCATCAATTCGAGTATGGCTCTAACATTCTAGATGTTACCTACGAAGAATCGTCGGATGATGTTGTAACGGCACTTATAGGTCGTGGTAAGGGTGAACAAAGCACGGATGAAAATGGAGAAGCAACGGGCGGTTATGGTCGTAGAATCCAGTTTAAAGATGTTGTTTGGTCTACTGCTAAAGGCGACCCTGTAGACAAACCTGCAGGGCAGAATTATGTAACAAATGAGACGGCTAGAAATATCTACGGCTTACATCAGAATGGTGTTATTAAACATCGTTTCGGCGTGTACACTAATGAAGATATTGAAGACCCTGTCGAGTTGTTAAAAGCGACTTACAAAGAGTTACAACGCTTATCAGTTCCAATCGTTACGTTTAAAGCAAATCTTTTAGATTTAGCAAATGCGATTGAGCAAGATGTTTGGATTGGAGATAGCGTCGGAATCGTAAGAGACCAAATCGGAATCGCTTTTGAAGCTAGAATCCATAAGCTAACAATCGACAAATTGGATAATAACCGTTCAGTCGCTGAATTAGGCGATTATCAAACTCTTCAAGCTAAAGACCGTGCGACACGTCAACAAGCTATCAAAGATGTAGTGAGCGGTTTTAGCGAATCGCTAATTGATAAAGCTGTTGCGAATGAAGTCGAAAGACGAAATAAAGAATTCGACGAGAAGGTGCGAATCAACAAGCTTGAATTTGATAATGCTATAGCAGAATACAAAAACAAAGCGGAAGAAACCAAGCGTACACTTTCAGACGAAATCAATCAAAGGTTCCAAGAGTTCAGCCCAACTGGACTAGATGAAATTAAAGCTAAATCAGAGGAAGCCTTAAAAAAAGCTGGTGCGAGTGCTAATTTAGCGGAAGAAGCGAAACGAATTTCAGACGAAAATAAAGCAGACTTTCAAAGAGTCAAAGAGACTAACCAATTATACGAGCGTATGTTGGGTAGTACTGATTCAAACGTTGCTTCAAACATCGCCCGCATGGCCTTAACCTCTGAATTGTTTGAGGTTGAAGTAGGAAAGAGATTTAGCAACCATACTAATCTATTTTATGCTCCTACAAAAATCCCTAAATACATTTCATCGGTCGCAACAGATAAGCATTTAGAACGTGTTAGTTATGGTGACCATGACGGTATCAGAATTAACTACACTGAATCTATGACAGGCTGGTTAGGGGTTCGATTCCCTCTTACTAAGAAGTTTGTGAAACAAGGTGAGAGTCTTGGGTATCGCATTGAAATCGAAGTTGATAAAGTTCCTAAAGATGGTAGGGTTTTAATCCAATTATTGGATAACACTGCAAAATTGGGAATGTATTATAACTCTCAAATTTCGCTTAATGAAACTGGCAATCAGGTGTTTACAGGATATTTAGACATTCCAAGAACAGGCGAGCTAAACGAATATAGCCTTAGATTTACTCTTACAAGCCCTGGCAATATCGTTATTCATAAGCCTATGGTTATTGATAAACGCATAATTCCTGACGAATTCGTAGATAGCACAGATTACAACAATGAGTATAATCGAGTAACGATGTCATTGTTACAAGATAGTTTTGCTATTAAAGCATTGAATAGCGCTGGAGATATTATTGCTGGTATCAACGTTGGTGCAAACGGGAATAATCGCATCATCGGGAAGGCTACACATATTACTGGTGACACACTGATTGATAATGCGGTTATCAAGTCGGCTATGGTTGATAAATTAAAAACTGCTAACTTTGAAGCTGGTTCAGTAACTACCAATATTTTAGAAGCTGAAGCAGTAACAGCCGATAAAGTTAAATTCGACACTGCATTTATTCAAAAACTAGTTTCACAGCAAGCTTTTGTCGATGAACTTTTTGCAAAACAGGCGACGATTACTAAGATACAGTCTATTGATTTCACAGGAAATCACATCAAGGGTGGGATTCTCACGTCTTTAAATGGCAACTCAACCTTTGATTTAAACGCTGGACGGATTCAAATGCAAAGTAGCCCTACAGGCTGGAGAACATCTTGGGACTCAAACGGGATAGCGTTTAGAGGCCCAAATGATAAAGTTTGGGGCGCAATGGGTGGCGACTCTGGTGGTGGTGTTGGTATCTATATGCGTGACGACCATGCTTTTAACCTAGTTGTCAACCACACTGACCAAGGGAAATCCTATGCTTACACTGCTTTACGTGTGAAATATGGAGAAGGTACAACCTTACAATTTTCGCCTGGCGGTCCAAGCTACAATCTATTATTGTTATTCAATGATATTTATAGAAACATTGAACTACTTCACAAAAACAAAGCAACCGAAAAACCATATACGTATAGTATGTATGGTCCGTTAAAATAAAACGAGGTGAAAAATGAACGTACAAGATAAAGTGATTAACGATTTAGCAATTCAACTAGCAAATAAAACGATTGAATGTGCAAATTACAAGGCTTTATATGAAGAAGCACTAGAACAAATCCAACAACTACAATTAGAGAAAGAAAAGGAAGAATGATATATGACATTTAAAGTTATCAACAAATACTTACAAGAAAGCAATCGCACATTCGTCGCGATTCGTCAAGAAACACCATATACGGCTTTTGACCGTGTTTTAGTCGGCGACCGTGTGAACGAATCAGACGAGATTTTAATTCAAGCAGTCCTCGGACAGGTTGCGACAGAATTAAACCCTGCCGATGGAGTGAAGAAATTACAAGAAGACTTGCATACTCAAGCTGAAAGCTACGAAGAAAAACTTGCCGAGAAAGATGCGAAAATTGCAGAGGTCAAAGCCGTTGCTGATTGGGCAGTATTAGCTCGTGTAACAGACACAGAGAATCTACTCAATCCTGTTTTATTCAAGCGGGGTCTTGAATTGGTAGAACTCGGTCAAGCTGGTAAGACTTACCAACCGCAAGAAATTTTCACGCTTGAAGATGTAAATCATGTTGAAAAATATCAAGAAGGCAGACGTGTTATGATTCAAGTCAACGAGCCATTCACCTATCAAGGAGAAACGCTTGAACAACTTGCAGCACTTGAACAAAACGGTAAGCTAGGCATCTGGAAGTGGACTGAACCAAGACGAGAAAATCCATCAAGCGATTTAGACACTCAGCCAGTACAATAGACCACTGCTTTATGAAAGGGTGGTGGTTTAATATGGATTTTTAACTTTAATTGATAAACTCACGCCCGTTTTAATTGTGATAATCCCAAGTTACTTTTCTTTCAAAAGCACGAAGAACACAAAAGAAACTGAAAAACAGATAAATGTGCTTTCAGATAAAATCGGAGGGCTTGAAAAATCAGTTGGTGAAATAAACGAAATTGGGCGAGAAAATCGTGATAATCTTTCTCTCATTGGAAAAGGTTTGCAACGATTACAGCGTTTTCGATTGCAAGAAAACTTAAAAAAAGCAATTAGGCGTGGGTGGACAACTCAACATGAAATCGAGGAACTTTCAAGGCTTTATGAAAGCTATGTTGAATTGGGCGGAAATGGCGCCATAAAAATATTGTTTGAGAAATTTCTCAAACTAGAAATTTCGGAGGAAAAATGATGAACAAAATTAACTGGAAAGTACGAATTTTAAATAAAACATTCTGGCTAACGTTAGTGCCAGCTTTAGCACTGTTGCTACAAACGTTTCTAGCTGTATTTAACGTTCGTTTAGAGTTAGGCGAAACAATCGATAAATTATTAGTTTTTATCAACGCTTTGTTTGCTGTTTTGATGATTGTTGGTATTGTCAACGACCCGACAACCGCTGGTCTGACTGACAGCACAAGAGCGCTTGGGTATCACGAACCTAGCGAAGATTAAACTAAGAAAGGGAGGTCCTAAGACTTCCCTTTTTATTTTTCATGAAAGGGGGACAACCTTTGAAAAAAATTATTAAACGACAAGCAGGCGTTTGTGTCGATGCCCGAGATAAAGTTTACAAAGTTAAAGAGGAATTTTACTCGCATGATAAGAATAACGCATTTATCGAGTTGCAACTGAATGGAATCAGTGCTGAAAAAATCATAGTGTTATTCCATTTTAAAACGACAAATCGCTTCTTGGAAGTGGTCGGGAATGTGACAGGAAATGTAGCAGTAGTACCATTCGATACTAGCTTAATTACAACCGATGAAATCGTGTATGGGTTTGTTTACGCTGAGAAAATAGAACAATCAGCGGACATTTTAAAATTCTCGTTTGGCGTTCGTTTGTCAGAAATCGATAAACATAGCGAATTGCCAGTAATCGAGAAAGATACAAAACGCATCGTAGCACTGACTGATATTGTAACCAAAGCGGAATTGCAAGAAGCGATCAGAAAAATTCGTGTCGCAGGTGGACAATATGACGATTCAGAAATCTTGCGACGTTTACAAGCACTTGAAACGAAATCAGAAATTGATACAAGCGCTTTTGCTACTAAGCGAGAACTAGAAAACAAAGTTGAACGTGCTGAATTAAGCCATATTTCAGCTGATATCGAAGTCTTAAAGACAAAGACGAATAAAGATACCGTCTATGATGATAGTGGCTTAAAACAGCGTATATTAGCCTTAGAAAATAAACATAACATTGATACTAGCAATCTAGTAACAAGACAGGAACTTGAAGGCAAGGGTTATCTTACACAGCATCAGAGTCTAGAGGGTTACGCTAAAAAATCAGAAATTTCTCAATCATATAACGATACTGAAGTTAAGCAAAGGCTTGCTACTGTTGAGCAAAAAGGGGAAAGCTACGCAACTAAAGAACAACTTGCATCTATTCCTAAAAATCCTCAAAAGTTGACTTTATCAGGAAATACCTTAATTCTTTCGGACGGTGGCGGAAGTGTTAATTTACCGACAAACGCCACTCCAACACCTAGCAGAACAGGTCAATCAAACGAGTATGAAATCCACGGAACAGGAATGCCGAACGGAAAAGTCACAGCACCAGTTGGAACTACTTACATTGATACGAATGTTACGAACGGGGCTTTAAAGTGGATAAAACGCAAAGGAGATAACAATCAAGGTTGGGAGGTCATGTACGGAGACACCGGTTGGAAACGATTAAGTATATCGTCCGGATATCAACAATCCACTTTACGCGTGCGTAGAATTAATAATGTGGTAACTTATAAACTTGATGGATTGAACAAAGACTTATTTGGAATTGTTCGCCGTGGCGGACCTGGATATCTTGCACACGCATCAGACCCTGAACGTAACGTTTATCTGCTATATAACAACAGAATACCAACGGGATACCGTTCGACAATGTCGTTATATGGTCAAATATTTGATGGTACGGGCAATCCGTACGGATCATGGTTTCTTGGTGGAATAAATAATGGAAATTATTTTATGTTCCATTTCACAGAACCAGTCTCAACCGAGAATAATATTACCGATATTGTTGTATCTAATATATCTTACATTACCGACGACCCATGGCCGACAGTATAACAAGTGAGCCATGGCCGGAACGCTTACCATAACTAACAAATAAATAAACAAAAAGAAAAGAGGAATAAAAATGGTTAAAAAAATCAATGAAACATTAATGGACGATAGCGGAAAATTATTCAATTTAGAATTCGTAGTAATTCACAATGACGCTGGAAGCATGACACCCGAACAGTACATCGACTGGCTACGATATCGCAGAAGAGATTTAGGGATCGCGCATTATTATTGTAATCGAGATTGTATTGCTCGAGTAGTAGATACGTTTAACATCGGCTACCATACTGGCGACTGGTGGAGTAATTGCCGTTCTATTGGTTATGAAGTATGTGAGAGCATGAAAGTAAGCGACGAGGAATTTCTTAAAAATGAAGATATGACACTCATGCAAGCTACTGAAGACTTAATTTATTACGGATTACCTATCAATACTAATACTGTTCGATTACATCATGAGTTCGTACCAACAACGTGCCCACACCGCAGCATGGAATTACATGGCAATTCTACTGAAAGCGTGAAAGAATACTTCGTTAATCGTATGAGATACTTTGCAACGCTCGGAAATACAGTAGATGAAATGTTGGGACAAGTCTCAGAAAACCCTACTATTCAAGAAACGGTTCAAACAGAAACGACTACTCAAAAATCTAGTGGTAATTCAGTAGACGAAGTGGCACAAGAAGTTTTACAAGGATTGTGGGGAAACGGACAAGAACGCTATGACAGTTTGACTAATGCTGGCTACGACGCGCAAGCTGTGCAAGATAGAGTTAACAACATTTTAAACGGCGGACAAGGTTATGACGATTATACTAATCTTGATGACGTCGCAAACGAGGTTATCCAAGGCCTTTGGGGCAACGGACAAGAACGCTTTGACAATTTAACAAATGCAGGTTATGACGCGCAATCGGTTCAAGATAGAGTTAACGAATTGCTTTCATAAAACATTTAAGCCTACCTTTCGGGGTAGGCTTATTTTTTTGCGCATTTTTAAAGAATCGAGTTGTTCCGTATTTGTTCCGTGAATTCCGAAAACGTAAGATTTAACAAGAAACGAAAACGTTGATATGATAGTAAAAATCAACGTTATGAAACGCTACGAAACGTTAATTGTAGTCTGTAGGGGGCATTTTTTTATACGCAAAAAGCCTTGGTTTTCTAAGGCTTTTTGTGTAGTCTTAGCACTAAAAAATGAGAGAAAAAAGATTTTGACAATTCGCGCCACATGAAATTATTTAAGCATAACCTTTTTCTCTCATTACCATTTTCTGTTATAATGAATTGTATTTCTAAAGTAGAAAGGTATTAATATGACAACTCTTATTAAACATAAACGTGTAGAATTTTCAGAACTTTTTTATGACCTAGTTTTT